TGAGCTTTTCTGCTGCCAGTTCTCTGAACTGCCGGTCTTTTTCGATATTCTCATTTGCATTCCAGACGTTCTTCCGCCACTCTATCAGATATTTTACGGTTTCCATTCGTCAAAATCCTCGAGCTTTTTAACTTCTACGTCTGTCTTAATTTCCTGCTTGTTTTTGAATTTATCAGGCATCATGTTGGTGAGCCAAAACTGGCCAGCTGAAACATCAGGCGGCACAACCTTTTCAACTTTCTTTGTGACTACCATTTTCCCGTCTACCAGTTCTTTTGTGGTTTCAGTATATCTGTAGCCTGTGACTTTTCTGTAAAAGGCGCCAACGGCTTCGAGATTCGTCTGCTCAAGGTTTGCTGTGAGTGCTCCCTGCAGCGCCGCATGTTGTTTTACATAGTTTCTGAAGCTGCTGTATGCTACGCCGAGTGCCTTTGCTATTTCTTTCTGAGTGCCACCCTTTGCGGCCATCTCTTCGATTTCTTTAAGGTGCGGTTCTACATGTGTTTCGTATTTTCCTGCCATCGCTGTCTCCTTTCCGCATACAATGTATCGCGCGTGCGTGTGCGTGCGTCATGCGCGTAGTGCCAAAAGTGCCAAGTCTGCCAACGAAAAAGACGCCGCAAGGGGCGTCTTTAAAGGGACGTTATGGACTTTTCAGCTCACCGGGAAGACTTTTCCCAATATCATAATATCACAACCTATCCGAACAAAACGAACAAGTTTTTATTTTGGCTGTTTTTTTTCGGGGGGAAATGCTCGGTCGAATCTCATGCGCACTCCGTCTGCAGTATTTCCTCCTCCGATTTCCTTTGCGACCTGAGGCCAGCTCATGCAGCTGACACACCGGTAAAATATAATCTGACGCAGCAGGCTGTCTTCTACAGAGTCTATGAAGATTATAATTTTTTTACGTAACAGCTGTACTTCTGCGAGGCGTCCTTCAATAATCATTTCGAGGTCGGCAGCTTTTATTCCCATATTTTCTACGGCAGAGTTGAACGCACCCTGGCTTCTTCCACCCTGTATGTATGTAGGCTGCGCTTTTGCCCGGCTTTCCTCTTCAAGCTCGGCAAGCGTTCTTTTCCACATTTTAATCTCAGAATTAAGATGCCTTATCTGATAAAGTTCTTTCCTGGTCATTGTTTTTCCTTTCTGCAAGCCAAACAAGGCCTAAATGTATAGGCCCAGCTGCTCCTCTTCATAATTGATTCGGAAGTATTCCCTTCCTGAAATGGTCTTGCCGGCCAGCCAGCTGAGGTCTTTTGGCTCACCGTCAGTAACCATCATATATTCCAGATGCTCCAGTCCTGTAACCGGATGCTCATATCTTCTTTCGTAGTCTATGTAATAACCTTCTTCAGGCTGAGGATCTTCGAACAGCTCTGATGGGTCAACTTCAACTCTTGTCACCTGCGGTTTGATAAGATTCCCGCTACAGGAGTAACGACGCTTATATACACTTCCCTCTTCACGGAAGGTTTTCTGTGTCTCTTTGATAAGGTACTCGGCAAGTTTAGAGTACTGGCCGGATTCATCGAGCGCCGTAACCTTTATCCAACCTTTATCCCAGAGTCTTTCCAGTGTGGCAATATCAATAGCGTTGATTACCAAATGATGATGAATTCTTTTATTCTCAAATTCAGTAACAGCTATGTATTTCAGTTCCTTGCCTTGACTATTCATTTCTTTGCGAATTTTTCTGATCAGCGCTTCCCTGTCTTTCTTGGCCTGCGGTCTATCCGGTGCGACTGCATATGTGCATGTAACGTGCAGGTCTCCATGGGAGAAGTTGGCATTAAGTTTTCTGGTAAGTTCCTTGACAGCAAGACGGTCATTGTTTCTCTGCACCTTTTCTGATGTGATATTCATTTTTGGTTTTCTCTTACCACCATGGCCGCCTGAGGCAACCTTTATGGTAACATCGATTGTTTTGCCCGCCTGGCAGATGTCTTTGTAGACTTTCATTTTTTCACCATCCGTCTTGTTAATACTCTAATCAAGTTTTAATGCGCCGACCTGCGCGATGTATTTCCTTATATATAATGTAGGTTACAGTACCGGTAGGAACGCCTGGGACTGCTTGTCCCAGGCTATTTCTTACCTTATAGTGTTGGTATCAGTGCCAGGATTCTCTCCATGGCTTTTGGTGTGTAGCCGAATTCGTCAGCTATCTGAATGTTGCTCCAGCCGGCTCTGCTTAAAGCATTTATCTTTCCGGCATCGATTTCAGCTGCGATTTCTCTGATCTGTTCATCTGAGAGCATGTCCTGTTCTTCTTTTTTAGGGCGGCGTCCTCTTTTTCGCTTTACCCCCCCGATGGTTTTTCCGGGGATTCTTCCTTTTCCTTTTTATCCGCCAGGATTCGCACTCCTTCGAATGCTCTCGAAAGATTTATGAGCAACGGTTCTTCCTGATTAAGGTTCACTCCGTAAACCGGTTCGCCTTTTTCCATAAGGGTTATGGCTTCTTTGAGCGTAATTTCCGTGAGCATAACTGCCTCCTATTCTACAATTTCCCAGTCGTCTGCAAGCATGTCCGTCTGAGAGGCCAGCCAGCCGACACAAACATCTCCATTGGCGGTTCTCATATCAATATGTGGAAGGAACTGCGCCGTTCCAGTGTGATGCATCGCCTCCTCATCGTTCGGAAGGATTCTGGAAGCTTCGTTCACGAGATTTTCTTTGTCAACCATGCGGCCACTAACTAAGTACAAGTACATCCCCTTGCCGTTCCAACCGTGTCTTGATACCTTGTGCCCCTTTTTCAGAGCTTCAAGCGCGAGCCCAAGCGTCATGTTGCAGCATTCTCTATAGGCTTCTTCGAAGATATTCTTCGGTGACCAGGAAATATATCCATCCGGATAACGTACCAGGTATCCCTCGTCTGCAGGGTTTTCATCTGCAGGAATAGTCCAGCCTCTGTGCTTGTTGTAGTCGCCTCTTGTCATTGGCATAGCTTCAATCTGCTTTGTTCCTATGTAACTCTTCATTGTTGTTTTTTCATTCATTTTTTTCGTCCTCCATTTTGTCTTTCCAATCAAGTACCTGGGTGCAGTCCGGGCACGCTGCACAGCCCCATTCTTCGGTATGCTTTTCGAAGCTGTGGCCACAGACCGGACATTCTGCATTATCATATACTAATTCACCTTCCGAGTATCCATCTGCTGAATAAATCAATTCTCGAGGAACTTGCTTTTCAACCATTTCAAGTGCTTTTTCGAAGCAGCGTACAATAAACATTGTGGATGCAAGGCTAGAAATAGGTCGTTTCTGTGCTTCTTCGCGTAGTGTCTTAAGTTCCAATTGCATCATTTCTTTTACTTCTAGCTTGGTTGGTTCTCTCATTTCCATGTTCTTCCTCCTTTATTCCTCCCATTCGGGCTGAATCTGCCCGTTTTCTTCCATGTCCTCATAAGCGGCAAGTTTCTCAGCGGCTTCGCTGAATCTGCCGTTCGGAGTGTAAATTTTAAGTTCCATGCCGTGGTCCGCAACGCAGATCAGGCCGTCAGCTTCTCTACGTGTTATGCGTCCCATTTTTTCCTCCTTCTATAATTAGCGGGTTCGTGTTATTCCAGATTCCGAGAACCGGAACATTCTTGCTGTCTACGAGGAGAGCCACTTCTGCTTCCTGATTCGGAAATGCCAGCAGAATTTTTACCAGTTCATTAACTTTCATTTTCATCGTCCTCCTTTTGAGCTGTGTGGAATGGTATGTCCACTTTACCGTTTTCATCATAAATATCGAAAATTTCTCCGCAGTAATTGTACGTTAATTCTCTTAAATCCTTGATTTTTTTGAGACTGCTAGTTTCATATAATTTGAGTTCACTCTCTGATGTGTCCGTGTTCATTCGATAAAAACGGCTGAATCTTTTATGCTTAAAAATAGCTCTTTCTTCTACAACATATTTTCGGTCTGGTACAACTGTGCCATCAGTTTTGGTAAAACCTTGTAATATTTTTTCATGCGCTTCTAATTTAAGATAATATTTGCTCATGACTGTTCTTACCTCCGTTTTAACTTTTCCATAACAAGTTTAATACCACAGCAACAATCGCTCCTATTGCCGAGGAAATGAAAATAATTTTAAGTAACATTTTGCTTTCTCCTGTCATTCCAGTCTTCCTTGATGATTTCAAACACTTCCTCTGCAGTCAGCCAGCCGACTGGCGATGGGTTCATGGACTTACTGGAACTTCTCATGTCCAGGATTTCAAGCAGGTCGTATTTCCCGCCGTATGCGTACTTGAATTCCACTATGCTGTAGCCGCCTTGTCTTTCCCATGGAGTGGGATCCGGATATAATATGTGAAAACCATCAAAGTCCGGGTATATTTCGTGTGGCACGTTTGCTTCCTGCAGCATATCGTGCAGTCTGATAATCTGTGAATATTTAGGCAGATCATCGCGCGGAACTGTCTGCTTTAGCAGAAACGGCGAGGCGGCATTTTCAGACTGCAGATATCTTATGAGCCTGCGCCACTTTGCGCGGTTGTTCACATAATTTCTGTTTGCATACAGCCACTTGAGCAGCAGCCAGTAGTAATACAATTTTTCTTTCATTGCGTCACCTATCTTGGCTCCACAATAAGTTTCAATGCAGTTCTGGTTTGTCCGTCCATATCAATGTCGATAAATGCCGGTACGCATACCAGGTCAATTCCTCCTGGTGCTAAGAATCCTCTTGCGATTGCAACGGCTTTCATCGCCTGGTTGAGCGGGCCTGCTCCGATGACCTGAATTTCTGCGCTTCCGTTTTCTCTGATGGTTCCTGCCAGTGCGCCGGCAACTGAGTTGGGATTTGATGTTGATGATACTTTTAAGATTTCCATGTTCATTCTCCTTCATTATTCATTTAGTAATAGATGACCCTCTAAAAATGTCTGATATAACGTCTGCCCTTGGTTATTTGTCAAATATGGCAGAAATGCTTCCTGCAGACTAGCATTTCCTGCTTCTATAAATGCCAGCTGAGCCAATACCCAGTCTCTGATATTTCTCCATGCAGTATTTGCCGCCTGCTTTTCGCTTGCTTTGAGCCCCTGTTCCTTGAATACTGCCCGTACTCCTTCTACATTGGCCGGCAGTGTAAACCCTAAGTAACCATCAGGTCCTGTAATGACAAAAGTTACGCCGACTGGTTCACCCAAGCCGTCATAATCAATCATGACCTTCTTCGCGCCACCTTTGGCTAATGCTGCTTGAATCTCACCGACGCTTTCGATTGCTGTTTTGGTTGTTGTGTAGTTTTTAATTGCCATCGGTGCTTTCCTCCGCTTCGCGCATTTCTTTAAGTACTCGCTGGTCAATTTCCAGCTTTATATTGTTAAGCGTTCCGTAGATGACTTCTTTGCCTTTGACTGCTTTATATACTTTGCTGCCGCATTCATCCAGGTCACCGGTGCTGCTTAAATACCAGCCTCTGTAGATTTTATTCATGTGTTACTCCTCAAAATTGTATATTCGTCTGCCATTTACGATGGCATATTTTCTCTGATACTGTTTCTTGCGCTGCTGCCGGCAGGAGCTGCAAAAGTTGTTTTCAGTGCGCTCCATAAAGCTTTTCCCACAGCGTTTACAGTATTGGATGCGGATGCGGCGGAAGCTTGTACATGTGTCGCAGTTGTCTTCTCCTGCTTCGCATCCGTTGTTCCAATGCTGGCAGATTTCGCGCTGCCAGTAGTCGTTATTTTCGTAATGCTTGCAAATTTCGCCTTTGAGAAGCATTACAAATGCAGTCATGTCTTTTTTAACCTGCATGCGTTCTTCTGTGTTCAAAGTATGGTGACTTATTTTGCGCGGCGGCCGGTTGTCGCCCCAGCTGCCGTCACCAATGATTTCAGCGGCCTTGTCAATGTTCTCAGTCAGATACATGCGGTAAACCAGCCCTCGTATTGCTTTCGATGAGCGGTTTATTGCATCCGCTATGACTTCATAAGGTGCGCGCTCCTTGATCATGCTGCATAATATATCTAATTCTTCATCGGTCCAGTTATTGTGGTTGTCTGCCTTGACCGGACGCCCCATAAGCTTAAGGTCACAGCACCTGCGCTGAACTGCACCGCAGGTTCTCTGCATCTTCCTTGATATTTCATTAATCGTGTACTTGTACTGATTTATGAGGAATTTCAGCTGATCATCTTCTTCGGCAGTCCATGGCGATGTTTTGTATTGCCATTTAGCTGCAAACTGCTTTCTTCTCAGGTTTTTCACCCAGTCGGGTTCCCAGCCGAGGATGTTAGGCTCCATTTTTGTAAAATCAATAAAATTGCGGTTTTTTTCTGCCCATTCCCAGAAATCGTCAAGATATACTACTCTGAAGCTGTTATTTCTTACTTTCTTCGTTTTGAGGGGAAAACCCCTATTTTGTACCCAGCTGATTAAATCATATCCGCTGGCTGTTCTGCCGCTCACGGCCTTCTGAAATTCGTTGAACGTTATGTATTCGCCGCTGCTTAGAAAGGGGCCGAGTTTTAGCTTCTGTGCCATAATCATCACGCCATTTTCGCTGCGGTTAAGATGATTTGCTATTGATTTTATTGAAATAGTTCCCCACTTGTCCTGCAGGTAGGTTTTTTCTTCTTTTGTCCATCTTCTGTTTCCACTCATTTTTTATCGTGTTTTTTTGTTTCCTAAAATATTCCATACTGCTGCCTTTCGTGGGCAACTTCGCGGCGACTCTTGCCTTCTTCCAGTGCATGTGTGCATTCACTTATCCTGCAGCCACGTGGGTAGCCTGTTATAAAGCAGTAGTCACAGCTGTCAACGCCGCCGATTCTGCCCCGGTAGCGGCAGTCCGGATATTTGCAATCTTTTATGGTTTCGTTTTTGAACCGTATCGGTTTAGGTTTTGGCTTTGACTGCGGTTTTGTTTCCAGTTGCGGCAGCTCACGGTCCAGCTTATAGTTATATTTTCTGCGGCAGGATTGCGAGCACGTCACCTGCGTTTTTCTGCACTGGAGAAAGGCTTTGCCGCAGGTCTTGCAAATTGCTACTACTTGCATGGGCGCTCTCCTCTGTGGCAGTGTCCGTTTAATGGGACAATGTCGTTTCTGTTTTTATATGTACAGTAGCCTTCTCCTCTGCTTTCCAGGAGCTCGGCAACTCCGTCGCAGATGTATCCGCAGGCTACAGCGTCTTCCGGTGAAGCGAAGTCCCGGCACTGGCCGCATTGCACAATTTCTTCGTGCAGAATCTTCTTGACCATCTTGAGGTTTCTTGCAACCTGGCGACCAACAATTTTGTCAATTTCACTGCCGCGCTGCTGGCGTTTTTTAGCGATGTGCAGCAGGCCGTTTATGCGTCTGAATACTTTTTCCATATATTTCTCCTATTTCGGTAACATTTTCGGCGTTACGCTTTTGAATTTGTATGCTGTGTGGCAAAGTTCCGCACACAGGCTGAATATTACTTCCTGATGTGCCGGAAATTCTTCTTTGTTCATGTTCCTGTTGGCTACTTCCAGTACTCCGTTTACTGATACTGCAAGTTCTCTGATTTTTGACATCTGTTTTTGAATGTCTGCATCACCGCGTATGTCACAGTGCTGACTTGCAGGCTGCGGTTTACTTTCCTTGACACGGAAATAAAAGTCTACCAGCCAGTCATACACCTGCCATGCTGTATCATTGTTCAAGGACTTGGCATGAAGCAGTGCCCCGCGTTCAGTCCATAGATATAGAGTATTGGCCTGTTTTTTAACAAGGTCGAAATTTTCGACCTTGTGCTTGAACTCTCTCAGACACTGCCCTGTAACTTCTATGTAGTGTTTGCCTTCAATGAAGCGCCTGCGGTTGTATCCGAAATTTTGTTTGATTTTCTTCTCATCTACGCCATAAGCTTCCGCAAGCTGCTTTGTAGTCAGTACTCTCTGACCTTGCTGCTCGATTATCTGTAGTTTTTTCATATTGCCCTCCGTTTTTACGCCAAAAACTGGCGTATATTTTTCTATGATTTTACGCCATAATTAGGCGTAAGTCAAGTATTTTTTAGGAGGTTATTATGTTTAACGACAGATTGCGCGCTACGCGCATTTTCCGTAATACTACTCAGCAGAAAACTGCCGATGCAATCGGTGTCTCTCTTAGACACTATCAAAAATTTGAGAGTGGCGAAGTAGAGCCTTCTTTTTTAGATTTAGTGGTGATTTCTGACTACTTTGATGTTCCTACAGATTTTCTGTTGGGTCGTGATGAGTATCTGAAATCTCTCGGAGTTTCCGTTGATGTATCCCTAGAATGTCCTCCAAGGCGTCCCAAATCTCAAAAGAACCGTTAATTTCTGCATATTCAATTTTCTGATAATGTCTTAATGTCAATCCCAGCTTGTCCGCCATGGCCTGCTGGGTGAGGTTTGCTGCTTTTCTTGCTGTTTTTAAATTGTTTCTCATTGTAGTTTCCTCTTTTTCATGTTATAATTGAGGTGCGGACGGCCATCCGCACATTAATTTTTTGTTTGTATCTTGAAAGACCGCTTTTATAGCGGTTTTTCTTTTTATCCGAAGAAACGATGCGGGCCAATCTGACCGCGGAAGGTTTTCTGCGCCAGATATGAAGGCTGGTCTATCATTTCGCACTGATAAAAATAGAATGTCGGTTCATCAAATACGCTGTGGCCATAATCAAATATGAACATTACTGCGTCTTTTACTCTTTCTGTTGCCGGAATACTTGTTGTGGCATACTGATTCGGCGCTGTGCATACCTGTTCCGGAGTCTGCTGCCTGTCGATGCAGCGGTCTCTGATAGTCTGCGCTACAGCCATCTGGCCTTCCAGAGGTTCCCCGCCGGCCTCAGCCATTACCACCTGTTCAACGATTTTACGTTCTTCATCGGTTAAAACTACTACAACGGGGTTTTCTACTAGAACGCCTGTATCGTCGGTCAGTGCGTTGATTTCGGCGGTTTCCGGTTCTTCTGTTTTTGGAGTATCAACCGGCTTGGTGTCTGCTGCTGTCGGTGTTCCAAGTATCATGAAGAAAATCATTATTGCAAGTACGATTGCCACTAAGGTTAATATTTTTATTGTTTCTTTCATTTCTCTCTTCCTCCAATCTTCGACGTTCCCGGAGGATTGTGTCGATTCCGCGTTCTTTTCGTTCTGCGGATTTAATCCAGTTTCTCTGGTAGTAATACCGGACCTTCTCCCGCAAATGGTCTATTTTGTTTGTAAGCTTTGTGATTTCTGCATCATAATCAATCTGCGGATACTTTACGTAAAAAGCGCAAGGGTGCGGATGCTCTGTCCTGTGGCAGTCACATGCTTTGCAGCAGGTAATGCACACGCCAGCGCCACTTTGCTTCGGGCACATTCTGCCTTCGCGGTATCCGGTGTTTCCGCAGACCGGACAAGGTATCTTCTTCCAGCTCATTCCGGCATCACATCCTCTCTGTAATTTCGGCCGATTAAGAGCATCCAGGCTCTCAGCGCCGCCGCTTCATCTACGCCCTCTGCTTCCATGTATTTATCCATCCATTTTTTCTGTGCTTCCGCCTTTAGCCTGCGGTTTTCTGCCTGCGCCCAGGGCGTTATATTGTCCTGAAGCTCCCGATGTTTTTCCGGGGATAGATCTATCTGCAGAGCTTCGCGTATGCTTGTCTGCCGGTTGATGCCACCGAACAATTCGTGGCGTTCAGCTCCGGGCTGTCCGGTATAGGCACAGACTCTGTTTTGCTTGTCTTTATACCCGTTGCAGGCCAGTTTCTTCTTTTTTGTGGCGGGCTTCGGAAAAGGGCAGGTTTCGTAGTAACTCATTCTTCCGGCAGCTCGTCCCCGTAGATTTCTCTGATGATGGTTCTGGCAATGCTGCCAAGGCTGCAGCAGGTCACGCATACCGGCCTTTCGTAACCGCCGCGATAGAGGATGTATACGGTTTCTTCGACAATAACGTTATCTATGCAGCGTGTTTCGTAATGAAGCGTGCGCACATGATTGCTACTGTCGGCTGTGAGTGCTTCGCTGAGTTTGTTGACGAAGTCCTTTTTTTCTGCTATTATCTTTTCTTTCAATTTGCGTCTCCTCTTCTTTTTTTGTTAAGCATTCTTATTACGCCTTCTCTGGACGGGCATCTCTTACCCGTCAGAGCTCGGTTTATGCGGCTGCTTCTGGCGTTTTCCTGGAGCCTGTCCAATTCTTCTGCCTGAAGCAATTCACGGTATGTGAGCTTGACATTTTTTCTTTTGTTCATGGGTTTAATTATTTTTGAAAATTATTGCTGTTATAACGGTTTCTAGGTTTTTGCGTAAAGTCTGTTTTTCTTCTTCCGTTTTTCCCTCATAGGAAGAATTATTAAATTTTATTGTGACACCCGAAGGTGTCTTGAATTCTTGAATAACCATCTAAACTCCTCCTATGTAAAAATACGGTTTTGCAGCTTGTCTTATGCGGCATCCATTATTCAAGCTTACTCAGGAATTCAGCTTCAGTTAAGATGCACGTCCGAATAGCATTATCAAGTTCTATATATGCAGGCTGGAGAAGGTCTCTTTCTTTTTCTTTTGCAAGTGTTATTTCCTCCGCCAATTGCCTTCTGTTCATCGAAAGCGTCGTGATACGTTTCACAGAACGCATTATGTCGATTTGCTTATTTTCCATATGCTTCACCTCCTGGTTAACCCGCTTCTTCTGTACACATTTCGTGGTCGATATCATTAAAAAAAATATAGCCGACAGAGCTTTTGTAGAAAGCAGCAATCTTGCGTTTGATTGCATCTCTAGGAATCCTGATGCCTTGCTCATAATTTGACAACGCTGAGACGCTAATTCCTAAAGCTTTTGCCACTTCCGCCTGAGTTTTTTCCCCTCTTAAGCTGACAAGTTTTTCCGCTGTTGTCATTTTTTCACCTCGCTTTCGTTTTGATGTTTTTAACTATACACGAAATGTGGTCGATTGTCAACACATTTTGTGTACTTTTTTCCTTGACATATTACACGCTTTGTGTATATAATGTAAGAAACATTTGAAAGGAAGTAAAACATATGGCTTTTAATGAGAGATTGAGGGATTTACGAACAAAAAAGGATATGTCTCAGTCACAGTTGGCTACAGCTCTGGGAATTTCAAAAAGCGCAATCAGCATGTATGAACTTGGTGAACGCCAACCTGATTTTGAAACTTTAGAACTTATTGCAGATTATTTCAATGTAGATATGAATTATCTTTTAGGGAACGAAGACAGGAGCACTTATTATCTGGACCCTGAAGTTGCAGAGCTGGCGCAGGAGCTTTATGCTCGTCCTGAAATGCGCGTTCTCTTTGACGCTTCCAGGAAGGCTTCGGCTGAAGATATTCAGTTTGTAATAAACATGCTTGAGAGAATGAATAAATAGAACTTAGCAAGGGGTAATTTCGGTAATGGATTATATAAGAGTCGTACTACAAAATCTACCAGTGACCATACGAGGATTTACTGTTTACTATTTCGATGAAGACGGTATGACATACTACACAATCTTCATCAATTCACGGTTAAGTGAAGTAATGCAATGTGCCACTTATGACCATGAGATTAAGCACATAAACAATAATGATTTTGACAGCATGCTACCTGCAGACCGTCTGGAAGCTATAAGGCATGTTGGGTAACACAATGGAGGACTTACTATGAGTAATATTAGCGAATATGAAAAAATGAATTATCGTAGTTTTATGAAAAAGGCTGAACGTGATAAAGCTTTTCAAACTCTTCGTGGTCTTATGGATGGAATTACAATTGATGATACTATTAGCGAAGATGAGATTTTAGAGCTCAGGAATTGGGTTGGTGTGAACGAACCGTTGGCACAGCATGCACCTTTTGATGAATTAATTGAAAAAATATCTGCTGTTCTCGAAGATAATAAATTGACCAATGAGGAGCTCGACGACATCCTTTGGCTTATTGACAAATGCGCTACTGGTGGAGAGTATTATGATTTAACAACATTATATATTCAACGATTAGAGGGTCTATGTCATGGCATAATTGCTGACAATGATATCTCTGAAAGTGAAATACTTGCTCTCAATGATTGGATCTCAGAACACGATTTTTTACTTACAGGTACATACCCTTTTGAAGAAATAAAAACACTAATTTTAGGTGTCATTTCAGACGGGTTAATTTCTGAAGACGAACGCCTTCTCTTAAAAGCATACTTTGCTGAATTTGTCGATTGTGAAGTCTCTGCCAATCTTAATGAAAGAGAACTTGAATTTTTACGAGAGCAATATACTGTTGATGGTATTTGTTCTACTAATCCAGAAATTACTTTCCCTGGAAGACTCTTCTGCTTTACTGGCAAGTCTTCGCGTATGTCCCGTGCACAAATTGCAAAAGTGATTTGTGATCACGGTGGCGAGTTCAATTCTTCCGTCCAGAAAAAGACAAATTACCTTATCGTGGGGGATGATGGAAATCCATGCTGGGCTTATTCTTGTTATGGACGAAAAGTTGAAAAAGCTAACGCCCTTAGGAAAGAAGGTATCGATATTGTAATTATCCATGAGAACGATTTTTGGAAAAAAATTGATACATAATTATTCAGATGGGCTGCCGGCGAACCGTCTAGAGACCATGAGACATGCTGGATAGAAATAAAAAAAGCTGCCCGAAGGCAGCTTGATAAGCAATATTCGTGCCAAAAATGACAGCTTAAATATGTTACCATAAATTTTTCATTTTGGCAAATGTTTTTTATCAAAAAGTCAAATTTTTATTGACAAAATTCAATTATTTTCATATACTATAGGTGCAAGGAGAAATCCGTTGCATACTTGTGATACCGGATTAACGTCTAAGCGGCATGTAATGTCGCCGGCCACAAGGACCGCCTATAGGGCGGTTTTTTTATTTATAGGAG